ACAAGCAGATACGTCATCTGCTGTGCATAGTTCTTAAACTGCAAAGCCACCTGACCGATCGGACCACGCATGAACCTTGGCTTGGTCTCTGATGCGTACTCAAAGTGAATCTGGTCTACAAGATCCCTGGCCAGACCAATGATCTCGCCATCACCGTACTTACGCACCCGGCCAGCCGCAACCTCTTGAGCGTTAATCTCTCTAGCTAAACGAATGGCAGCAAGCGCTGTAACCTGGCGGTTGAAAAGCTCAGCCTGGTTGAACATGTAGCCAAGCCCAAGCGATACCTTCTCAAAGATTCCAAGCCCCTTCGACTGCATGGCGCCGCGGATACCCGAGGCATAAAGCGCACTGGGCCGCTCTGCAATACCGGCAAGCGATAGCGTCTGTGTACGGTTGATCGTACTTTCCAAAGCCTTCAGTGCATCAGCCTCAAAGGTCTTGCCGGCTTTGCGCAACTTGCCCTCAAGGTCAAACTCCAAGAGCTTGGTGCGCGACGACATGAAGTCTTTTGATGCACCGGCTAATACAGAAGAAGCCTTGGTAAATGACACATTGAACTTACCTGCCAAGGTAGGCATACCGATGATCGGTGTCTGCGTTAAGTTGACCAGCGCCGATGCAGGGGCGGTCAGGTAAAACATGAACGAAAAGTTGGTGATCTTGGACCAGATAGGATTCTGCTTCTGGGGCGCACTGAACTCTGCGTGCTGCTGCTTTAGTTCGTTCAGATACCGGCCGCGGGCATTCCCACCGCGCTCATTGAAATACTTCTGAGCGTCACCAACGATCGCATCCAACGAACCACCATACTCAAGCCTAGCCAGATGGTAGGTGCTATGGAATACCGTCTCAGCAAAGGCACGCTTCATGTCCATGCTTGCGCCCTTCACCTTCTTGGCATGGATGAAGTGCTTATGCACAGACAGATCCGGCATGATGCTCAGATAAGCCTGGTAGATGTCGTCCTTGAGCCGCGCCTTGGTGTCCGTGGAAACAAGATCGCCAACGTCTGTCTTATCAATCGCATCAAAGATGTCGTTCAAGAAAGCTGACTTGATGACGCCCTGAGAGAACAGCTCCTTGGAATCAACACCAGTCTTGAGGTTCTTTACCTTGCCGGACGCAATGTCCTTTTCAATGCTTTGTAGGTGAGCCCGTTGATCCGACTGAGATTCAAACATCTCATGGTAGGGAACCGTCTCACCGTTGGGCATCTTAATATCGTAGGCAACGAAGTAATCGCCAAAACGGTTGAGCGGGAAGTAAGGACCGTCATTAAGGAACTTCTCAAACTGCTGGCGCAACCCAAGCAAATTAGCCTGACGCACAGGGCCTTCCGGCAGCGCAGTCATGAGCCGGCGTTCAATGATGTCCTTCTTACGCAAGAGCTGTGCTTTGTAAAAGTCACGGATCTTGATGAACAGCTTCTCGCCTTCCGTGCCCTTGATCATTTCCCAGTTCTTGCGGAACGACTCCTTCTTGATCTTCTCTGCTTTGATGGGATCAGTAGGATCAATGCCAGACATTCTTGCGTCTAGCATCACTTCATCAAGTGCTTTACCAAGCTTAGGATTCTTGTTTGACCAGTCCTGCCATTCCTGCAAAGTCTTTGCGGCCTCGGTCAGCTTGGCATCCCGATCGTTCAGCATGTTAGTGAGCACACGGTAGTACTCAGCAAACTGGGGCAACTCTTTCTTGGCTAACTCTGATAGCTGGCGCATGTTCAAGAACGACATCAGGTTCTTAGAACTATTCATGCTTGCGTCGCCAACAAACTGGCGAAGCTTTTCCTTGGTCGCTTCAAAAGACGGCGTGTCTTTGATCATCGTATCCATGGACTTCATGCCTTCAGCAGGCGTATCGTCAATCTTGTCCACGGCGTTGAACAGATCTTGCTGCTCTTGTGGCGATAGATCCTTGCCGGCGTCTGTTAATCCTTCAACGCTACGGCGCATGTACTGGATCTCATCCGTGCTTGGGTCAAAGGTTCCTACGTTGTAAACGGATTTGATTTGGTTTGGTTCAAAAGCGCTCCAAGTGGAATATCCGCCTTCATAAGCGTTTACACCATCAAAACCAGACTTGGCAGCAAAGTCAGCAAAATCCTTAGACGCTAAAAACTGAAAGGCGGGGGCTTCCTGTTCTGGGTTCAAGCCAAAATCTTCAGGTGCAAATGCGGTTCCGTTCACATCGTTAATACGATTGATAACTTCTTCTGCGCTGTATTCTTTGGATAAATCTATATCCTCTGGCACGCGCACAGGATTTTGTATTGAAAGATATGTGGGGACTAATCGCTTAGCGCCGCCACCAGCTCTTCTTGTGTAGGCCTCAGCAATGTAAGGATCTTCAGCAAACCATGCTCCGCCGCGTGACGTATCAAACGCATCAAAATCATTTGCAGCGTCTGTGCCGTGGTACATAACTTTTGGAACGCCGCGGTCATTAACAACCTTACTATCGCCAAACCAACGCTTGAACTCTGGCGTATCAAACTGGCTCATGGCCGCACGCATGAACAAAGCCATCTGATCCTTCACACCAAGTGGCTTAGCTTCCACGCGGGCAGGGGCTATGTCTTTGACACTGGCCGTAACCTTATCCATGTACTGCTTAAAGGTTTCATTAGGCAGGTACTTCTGATTGCGTAGCTTTGCGTAAAAGGACTTGAGCGCATCTGCAAGACGCTTGAAGAACCTCTCTACAACTGTCAGCGGCTTTTCTGATGTCGTTGCCCAGCGTGATACTTGGTCTGCGTACCATTCACCAAAGCTCTTCCAGTAAGGCGTTAGATCCTCAAACTTAGCCTTCTCTCCGGCTTTAGTGCCTTTACCAACGCCTCGTGCCCGCATGGACTCGATGTAATCCTTGGCTGATTTGCCTTTGGAGGATTTTAGGAACTTATCAAACTCGTCACGTATGGAACGCTGCGTTGCAAGATCAGCGCTCCTAAATGACTCACGCTCATGGATGTGGCCAAATTCATGGGCCAGCGTCTCTAACATCCGTGTAACTGATGCGTCCTTGGTAAATGCTATGTAGTAGTTACCATCCGCCATCTTTCGCATGGAACCAAGCTCACCACCAAGCGCCGCAGATCCGATCGTACGGTGTGGGCCTGTGAACTTTCCACGGTTAGCCACCACATCTTCAATCGTTGTGACATACACATTCTGTGGAATCTTGAGAAGCTTCTTCCATCCTGCAATCACACCGGCTAATTGCGGGGAAACGCTTTGCGACACTGCAACACCATCGGCATCAAACTTGATGAATGGTGATTTGTCATGCAGAGCCTGATCCTTCTTCTCAAGTGATTCCTTGGCCGCAACTAAACGCGCCTTTTGTGGCGCATTGATTAAATTGCCTGTGTAATTCTCTACGTCTGTGCGCGAACGGAAAGATCCATTGGCAACTACATAAACAGGATCGCCTGTTAATAATGAATGAGCGCGAATGAGCGCAAGATCACCGTCCTGCCAGACCACAACCCCACCCAGATCATTCGCATGGCTCTGTGATGTTTTAGACTGTCCCGCCGTAGCCTTCATCATCGGCTGAGCACGGCGATCCTCTAGGTCAGACAGTGCCTGCTCGATCTCTTGCTGATTCTCTTGGAAGTACGCATAAGCTTCATCTGTATCAGGCAACGTACCATCCATCATCTGCTCAGCATAAGACTGAGGCGTGAAGGCTACTTCAGCTCTGGCAGCTTCACGTTCAGGTCTGGCAGCTTCGCCAGGTTCAGCAACTCGCTCTTCGCCTTCGGGGATAGTTTGTTCCACTTGCTCATAAACAACTCTTTGCTCATCGGCAGCTTCCGCGGCTTTAAGATTGGCTTCAAGTTCACTGCGAAACTCCCTAATCATGGTTAACACTTCGTCTAGCTTGAGATCTAAATCAGCAAGCTCAGCCTTCGTCGTGTCGCTTACATAGTCATAATTCAAGATGCGGTCTTTGAGATACTCAACCGCCTCGTTTTGCTTCATCTTCTGGTCAAACACATCCGCCCGGTCAACCGCAACAGATGAAAACTCTCCAAGCCATGGATCCAAGAGGCCACTAACAACGGCCTTATCAAGGTTCTTGTCAGATTGGGTCCTGCGTATATCTGCAACATCCTTGGCACTGACACCAGCCTTCTTCAGCGCGTTAAGGAACGTATCTCCTTGCGTCTTACGCTTGCGCTCCCTGGCCTCAACAGCCTCTTTTTGCGTAGCTAGTTCAGCCGCTTGTTTCTCTAGCTCAGCTATTTCGTCTGCAATCCTCTGGTCTTCTTCGCTCAGCGGGGCTGGACCTTCCATGGGAGGAGGCTCAACAAACTCAGCCGGACCTTCTTCAACAACTTGCTCAGCGGCAACCTGATCAGGCGCAGCTAACTGAAGCACCTCTGCTTGAGGTACAGGGATATTCAAATCACCAGTGGGTTGTACAGACGGCGCAGGTAACGCAGGTGCAGCCTGAGCCTCACGCAAACGCTGCTCAATGGCCGGCGCATTATTGGCATAAAACTGCTGATCCTCTGGCGCCTGACGAGGTACGCCAGCCATAATATCCGCAACAAATTGCTCGAAATATTTCTGGTCAACCGGTGTTTCTGTGAAGATTTCGGGCGGTACTTGATAGCCAACACTTGAAGGCTGTGGCGTAAGTGCTTGATCTGTAACAGTCTCAGGTGTAATTCCGTCCATGGACGGAATTTGATACTTTAGTAGGGTGTCTTCAGCGGCAGGCTGTGTGACTTGTGGCTCGGCAACGGCGGCTTGCTGAGGTTGGGCGGGTTGCTCAACAGGCATACCAATACGCTGAATGCCACGACCAGCAGCGCCAAGAGCACCACCACCAACGGCACCGGATAGACCTGCTTCGATATATTGTTTGATACGCTCTGGTGAGAATAGATCACCACTGCCGCGTACAAAGTCTACGGCTGCGTTGCCAATGACTTCTTGAGCGGCCTCGGTAAGTCCTTCCTTGGGTGCAGTCTTAGCAGCTGCTATCGCAAGATCCTTGGCGGCTTCGGTAAAGCCAGCACGCTTGGCAACTTCTTCACCAGCCTTAAGCTTGCCAAACATACCAAGCTTACTGAGGAAGGCTGATGGCGCCACTAGGTCTAGGAGCGTCTGACCAATGGCGGCCGTGGCAGCAACACCGGGGCGCAGTTCGCCTGTCTCTTCAGCAACCTTGGCAAAGGTTTCAGGAGCGTTTAGCGCATAGCCTCCAACACCAGCGCCTCCCAATCCTGCACGTTGCATAACTTGTGTTGCACGAGCTGCGCCAAGAGATTCAGCAGCCGCAGCAGGCAAACCTCTGGCAAGGGCAGCTTCTGTAGCAGCGGTTCCAGCCCTTGCTGCAATACCTCTAGCACCAGCAGCAGCGGCACCCCCAGGTAGTAACATAGCAAGTCCATAAGGTAAGGCCTCCCCAGCACGCTCATAGGCAAAACCCAGAGCAGATAGCGGACCTGTCACATCCTCATAAGACTGGTACATCCTTGGAATACGCTCTGCACGTTCAGCGTATTCCTGCTTTGCTTCCTCAAGAAGCATTTTTGCGGCTTCATCTTTGCCAATAAATGCCAGCCCCATGGCGGGCAATTCTTTGGTAATTGAAGTGCCAATATTTTCAAGTGTTCGCTGTACAGGTCGGCCAGCAATTTGACCAAACGAATACTCAGGTGCTACCCCCATCTCCATTTGCATACCGCGCAAAATGGCTTGGTAGTCTTCGGGCTTCAGTCCTTCAGGTAACTGTACCCGGCCGCGACCCGGAACATTGAAGATTGGCATTATCGTCCACCTTGACCCTTTTGCAGATAACGCTGCGCCTCGTCAGCAGATACAACATACGGTGAATATGGAACCCCGAACTTTGATGCGTAGCGTCTCAGGACATCATCCTGCTCACGGCGCATTTTATCGCCAAGGCTTTCTGTTTTCCTGCCCTGTGCATCAACTTGGCCAGGTTCACGCCATGTCTTAGGAACACTTCCAAAGATACCGGTGCCACCAAATCCAAGCGTCGTTTCAGCCATCCTGTTGTACTTATCTTCAATGGCTTTGATCTCTGCTTGCACTTGAGGCATGGCATAGACCTCGCGCATTTCTTTGGAAAGCTTTAGCGGATCGATCGGCTTCTCACCGGCGGCCGGCTTTGGCATGGCTTTGGCCGCAGCAATCCCAAGTTCAAGAGGCAGCATTGCATCTTGCCTTCTCATCTCTTGAATCCTCAGACCGATTGCCTGCTCTTCTCTGGCCGCTTTTTGCGCCGCATCATAATCACCACGGCGTATCGCATCTTGGTACTTGGCATGAGCCAACTGTGCTTGCAATGAAGCTTGTTGCATCGCACGATTCTCTGCGGCCATGGTCTTCTTAACATCCTCACCGGCCTGCAAGCCACCGGATAAGCCAGCCAAGAAGTTACGGTCCTTGCTCCCCATCATGGCCAAAGCTATCTGGCGATTAGCCGCTTTCTGAATGTCTTGTTGACTAGGCTGCTGACCATAAAACTTCTTTAATTGGTCCATGATTGGAGAGATTTCGTCAGTGAATCTCCCTTGCCTTTCCTTGTAAATCTGTTCTGCTCGCCCAGCTGTTTCGTATGGCTCAGCAACTTGAGTTGGCTGAATGCCAAGCTTTTTACGTAGCATCTCGCCTTGGCTAAGAATTGCTTCAATACCCATAGGAGCCTGAGCGGCAGGGGCTTGCTGCGGTGCAATAACTTGCTGCGGCGCAATAACCTGCTGTTTTTGTTGGGACTGAGCTGGTTGTGCAGCTGGTTGTGCAGGCTTAGGTGCAGCCTCTTTAACACGTTGCTGAATCGTGGACTCAGGATAGCCAGCCGCACGTAATTGCGATGGTGTGGCCATGACACGCTGGCCATTGATAATGGCAGGGACGCGGACCTCTTTCTCTTCCTCAACTACTGGATCGCCACCAAACTCCATACCAACACCACCACCAGGATAGAACGCAACGGGACCACCACCGGCCATGCGCTGCTCAGGCATCAGCCCAGCAAGACCGGCTTGTGGTATTTCTTGTTGCGACGGAGCCATCTGCATAGGCTGCTGCTCTTGTGGAGCATTCATACCAGGCGGCATCATGGGCATACTTGGCGCCATGGACTCAGCCAACTGAGCAATAACAGGCTTGTTAGGCTTCTGCGCCCTCTGGCTGTAACGCTTACGCATATCCTCCCGGCGAGCCATTTCCGCCGCAGCAAAGATCGCTAGCTTAGGATCTTGTGCGTACTTAGGCAGCACCTGATCGGGCACTGCCTTAAACATCTCCATGGCCTCAAGGATATTGACATCCCCGCCAAGGCCGGTATTTGCTTGTGCTTGCATTGCTTAGCCCCCGTACAAGAGACGTGCTAATCCTAACCCTTGAGTTAGTGGATTACCAGAAGACTGATAAGCAGACTGTGTGGCATAACCTGGTAAACCAAAGATGATGTTCCTGTAACGCTCTGCCTGCTGCGCCGGATAATCCCGCTGCTGCTGGAACTCTTGATACATAGCATCCAAATCGCGCTGACGGCGTGCTTCATCCGTAAGACCAAGCTGCTGCAAGGTCTGAGCCTTCTGCATTTGATTGGCTAAGTCTTGCTGATACAGCTGGCCAGCCTTGTCATAAGCCGCAGCCGATCCCTGCATCTGGATATTGGATAGCTGAGATCCAAGATTACGCATGAGATCTGATTCAACAATCGCCTGACGCGAACCACCGAACGCACCGCGCTGACCGGCTTGTGCTTTCAGGCTTTGCAATCCCTGTGTGTAATCACGCACCGCGGCAGCTTTGGCCACATCCGTAACACCTTGCTGGTACGGATTCATGTAAGCCTGCATGACGCCCATCTTCTGGCCGCCCACGTCAATCTGACCAAGCAGACCGGGAGAAGCAGCAGCTTGCTGAGCAGCTTCAACGCCTTGCTGGTACAAAGGCGACGTCTCAGCATATCGCTGCTGAGAGTAAGGCGTATAGGGGGTATACGCAATCTGCTGCCCCATGCGGAACACATCAGATATGTACGGGAGTTGGAACTCCGGGGGCATTTGTGTGACTGTTTGCGACGGGCCGCCCATACTCATTTGGACACCTCTTCCATCAAAGTTACTGTTTTCAATCGTTGCGGGTATATCTTCTGCCAGCCCGGACGCCCTTGCAACATGATGGCATCACAGTCTGCTTGCTTGGCGAACAATCGTATGTACGTCACGATATGCTGAATCTCATCTAAATTGCCCCCTGCAAGCCACACATTACAAAGCCTTTTGCGTGGGTACTGCTTAATCTCTGTTACTAGAGCACATTCCTTACCGGGCCAAAACTGCGCCTGCCCTTGCTGTATTGCTTCTAACACATCCTCTAGGGAAAACAAATTGCCGGCTTGGTCCAAGGCCGCTTGGATCCATGCGCTGCAACGCTCCCATTCGTTCATGCAGGCATTGCCTTATCTGTCTTCACCGCTGGAGGCTGCTTGCTCGTGCCATGCCTTGCCTTGCGGATCTTCTTCATCATGTCGTAGAGCTTCTGCGCCCCAGCATTTGAGGAGCCATTACCAAGATCGGATACCACATCAGCAGGTACAACAAACTCACCACGGGCTAACCTGGCAGGCTGAGTCTTTCCACCGCCATGATCAATCTGTGCTGTGATGCTATCTGACATGCCATCACCTGGACCTTCTAGGTATCTACCGGCTGCTGCATAGACATCACCGCCTTCGTTATAACCGACCATGATGTCGTCTACCGAACCACCCGATGCGCCGCCCTGCACAGGCGCAGAAGCATTCTGGCCATATATCGTATTTAACAGGCCCGACATGTCAGAAGCTTGATTAGATTGAGTTTTATAAACTATTGGTGCTTCAGCGTTATACGTTTTTTGGTACCAATCCTTATAGGCCTGATCTTGTGCCCCCCCGTAAGAACCGGATGATACAGGGCCAAAGTACGGCGAATCGTACATATCCATCGTACCTATACCCCCTTCATTTGCCTTTAGAAAGTCTTGATATTCAGAAGAGCTTCTAAAAGCTTGTATTGGGTCAGATGGTGAAGTTTTCGGCGCTGTTACTAATTTATTTCCGGTATTTACAGTGTCATTCCCTGACCCGCCTGTTAAAGTGCTATTACCACCAGAAACCGTGTCGTTACCACTTGCACCGGTTACCGTGCTTGCACCCTTAAAGGTTATGGGTGAAATTGTCATTGGCTTATACAAAGAAGCCAATCCCGCCTCATACCCTGCTCGCCCTTGTGCAATCTGCTCAGGCGTTGGACCATATCTTTTTGCCGCCTCTGTTGGATCAAACTGAAATGGATTCGGGTTGAAGAACAGGGGCATACCCTTCATGGGCGTGTAAATGTTCTGACCAGACGCGGACTTTTGTGGCGCTGGCTGAGGTGGAAACATGGGCGCAGTAAGCGCACGGTTATAAACAGGGGCAGCCTTGTATTCGGGTTGCTTTACCGCTGGTGCCTGCTGACGGGTAAGTGCGGCTGCTAGTGCACCAAGTCCGAGGGCAAGGCCCGCGCCCATCCCGTTTGATCCTTGCGTACCAAGAAGCGCCCTTCCTAGTTGATTCCAAAAGTTATTGGTACTAGAAGATCCTGTGCTTAAAGCATTACCCAGATCATCCACGCCGGAAACAGGATTCCAATTCCAATCATAATTGGGGCCCGCTCCGCTGTAGATGTCGTTTTCCATATCGTCTGAGCCGCTAGACGAACTACCGCTTACGCCATATTGTTGATAAAGATCTTCGGTTGACATGGCCTACCCCGGTGTAGATGAAACAAAAGACATGGTCGTGATTACGGATGGTGTTGCAGGCCTGGTTGGCGAAGCGGCAGCAGGAATGTGCTCTATCCTTACTCCTAAATCATTGGTTCGCCAATATAGCTCTACATAATCACCCGTCTCCAATGATAGAAACAAATTAAGCGATGCAATCAAATGTCCGTCTACGCCGCCATGGCTGTTAGGAACGGAAAACCTTGAGTTGCTATTTGAAACATTTGTACCATTTATAGCCGCCCAAACATCAACATCATGAATCTGCGTATCGGTGTTTGAAAACTGAATACTGAATTGTAAGTTGTAGATACCAGGATAGGTAATGTTAAGCCTTGAATTATTGCTTAAATAAACGCTATCCGATATGTCAGTCACATCGTAAGTAATTGCATATGCAGCAGTTGTGTTGATCGCCGTTTGATCTGAATCACTTGACCAAGCACCAAAAGGATTGCTTACAAACCGGCCGCCATCAGGCCCAAGCAGATTACGGGTAATGTTTTCCAGCCGGTTGAAATATAACCGCAAGACGTTATTAAGCTGATCAACGTAAAACGCTGAATATTCCTGCGGCGCTAATGGCAGGTTCGGGGATGCTGGGCTATCTAGCTTCATGCGCCTCTTCCGGTAGCCCTACCGTCCGCTCTGATGTCGATTCTCGGAGAACCTAGCTGCCATGCACATCCAAGCTGGTTGGACTCTACCTTAAAGATCATCTGTCGCCCACGCACACGGACATAAACCTGGCCCGTGAACTGTTCAATCGTTGTGGTGGATGTACGTACAACCGATGCTGAAGATGAGCCACTATTAGACTGGGGATTGTTGTACCCAGATCCTGAGTTCATCATGGGAATCAGCGTCATGGTAACGGCAGGTGAATCAGCAGACGATCCATCAAACGTGATGTCAGGCAATATCCTGTACACATAGCCCAAGCTATGGCCATCCTGAATATCAAACTCAGCTGACTCTATGTAAGCATTGATTGGCAGCGCCGTACCAGTCTCATTGTCATCCAGACCGCGCTCATGGTCCACGATATTGTAGTTGTAAGTCGCAGCCTGTGGGTACTGTCTCAGACCCGAATCACTCCACGCCGTACGTGCCATGGTTCCGTAGTACCAGACATTCTCTGCGTAGTTAAACACCACATACCGATCGATGGTCGTGGAATTAGCCGAGCAATAGAACCACCAAACCTCGTTGAAACCTTCATTGGTTCCAGCAAATACCTGGAAGTTTTGGTAACGATTTATATCATTAAAGATATATCTGCGTAGGTCGCAGTTAAGCGTCTGAACACGTCCGTTGTACAGATAGAACTTATCCACGCCCATCCAGTAAGTCACACCAGAAGCATTAGCCGTGGCGTTAGGGCCAATGATGGACGTGTTATCCGCAAGGATTTGAGAGCCAAAGACCAGTGGCGGCCCTAAGTACTGAATGGAAAAGAGAGCTGAATCCGTCCATGCAAGGATCTCTTGGCGGGTCTGCTGGACCGTAATGATCTGCGACCCATGGGAAAGCCTGATTGATCCTGCGGTATTGGTCGTCGATGGAAGCCAATCAACCAAGGATTCCTGATCGCACCAGCGAATAAGCATGGGATCAGCCACAGTGCTTCCGATGTCATTACATCCAAAGACCATGAGATATCGCAAGGCATCAGAAATGATCAGTGAATACTGGTACTTTGGTACATCCTCAAGAACCATGGAATGCGTACCTGACTGAGTACCAGTTGTCGTGATCACCGAACCCGTTGGTGTGGAAGAAAGGTTTGCCGACAGCCCAGATACATTACGCAAGTAGTACGTTGTGCCTACAGATAGGCCCGTTGGAAGCGCCCCAGTCGTTGTAAACGATACAGAAGTGCCCTCTGCAAGAATCACACCAAACGTGACAACAGCCGGCGATGCAATCGTAATCGTTACCGTGCCGCCAAGACTGCTAAGTGCTACGCCCCTGCTCGATATACCGTTGGTTGCATCCCAGTAATAAATACCAGCCGCCCTCGGTCCAAACACAAGGTCTTCGCCCCAGTTACCTGCGTTCCATATCCTAAGCGGGTCTGTAACCTGTGGCGTAACACCCCATGACCCACTACCCCAAGCACCTGCGCCCCAGCCAATCAGAGGAACCTGAGCAATACCAGGACCGGTATTGACCTGAAAAGCGCCAACCGAAGATCCCCCGCCATTACCAACATCCGAAGCATTGGAAGTGACAGTTGCACCCGTGCTTGGATTCTTGGCAGTAAACGTAAAGGTATTTAATGTAGGTACAGAATCTATTTGATACTGCTGATTAAGCACCGCTGCCGTGATGTTTCCACCAAGACTTACCGCCCCTGAGAAGGTGACAAAATCCCCAGTAATGGCCCCATGGCTTGCCGATGTAACCGTGATTGTCGAGGAGAAGGGGGATGCGGTAACCGCAGCAAAAGTGACTGATTGGGTTAAACGTATGGGAGTGATGTCGGAATAAGCACCACCCTGCTCAATGTAATACTTGAGGTTGGTGCCTACGCCAAGCAGGTTAGAATTGGAAAGCGTTACCCAGTTCCACAAGGATCGGCAGACACCAAGAAATGTGGCCTGTGAGATGCGTAACCAGCCGCCTATCTTTTCAGGCGTTCCTTGGCGAAAACGAACCTTGTCAGAGACATACCAACCGTTCTCAGAAGTATAACGAGTATTCTCTTTATTTACACCAGGTCGGTATAGTATTTTGGACAGTGGCACGATTTACCCCGCGAGATACAGAGCTTTTTCAGCTTTGCGGCGGCGCACCAATCCCGGTAACACTTTGCCGCCACCCATAGTCCACATCATAAACGCTTCCGCCGCACCTTCATAGTCGCCGCGATTGTTTTTCATCCTTATCGTAGAACTCTGATACCGCCCAGGTCCAGCGTTGAAAGCAAAACTGACCACAGCGTCGAAGCTTGACTGACGGCCAGCAAGATTAGGAGACATTCTAAGTACACTGCGTTCAAAACGGACGAGATCATCCTCAAAAAGGCGATCAATCTCCTCCTGCGTCCAAGTACGATTATCTTGGGCTGCGAGCGGGTAGTCCTTGCGAAGGATGCCGGTATAGCCATCTTTCCTCAATACGGGTAGCTTGATCTGATCTTGGTACAGCACATGGCCGTAGCCAATCGTCCAAATATGAGCAGGGCATAAGTAAGGCTTGAGGCTTTTACCCTCAAAGCGGTGCATCAAATCAATGCCTGCCTGCCCTGTTTTCACTTCTTGTTCCAACTTCTAGAACCGAACCAAAATCCAATAATGCCGCCAAGCATGGCCATCTCATCGTCCGAGAAGATAATCTCAGCAACCTTGATCAGGTCGTCCATGGATTGAACAAGATGGGGATGCTGCCAAACGTAATACGCAAGCACCGCATTAACGGCGATGAGTTCTAGGATTAGCAAGTAAGTGACATTAGGACGTACCGTGCCAATGTAATTAACCACCCACCTGCTGGACTTCTCAATGATTTGTTTGTCATGGTCCAGCGCGGCCACGGTCATTTGCGCATCAGTCTGCATGGCAATCTGATCGGTGCGTATCTCTTCCACCCGCTGTTGGGCTATATACCCTTCCTTGGCAAGTGCTAGCTCCCTCTCAGACTGCATCCGTGCAAGCTCAAGCTCATGAGCCTGGTCAGCTTTGTTTTGGAAGTAATCAAGCAGCTTGGGTAGGCCGGAGATTAAGAGTCCACCCAGCGTAGATAGTAACGAAAGCATGATTACCCCTTAGCTGTTACAACGTCTTGGCCTTTCTTAACCGTTACTTTGGAGCCTTCAACGTCAACTTGCATAGGCTGCTCGGCTCGGTCCAGCTTATCAAGACGATGGATAAGATCCTTGATAACTTCAAACTCTGGCTTCTCCTGCTTAGGCGCAGTGCCTGCAATGCCATTTAGCATTTGAATCAGCGCAGTTAATGACGCGCCAAGAAGACCCATGACGGCAGCAATTTTTTCTCCCTCAAGAAAGAGAGATGCTCCGACCCCCACAAGCACAATCAGGAAGATATAAAGCAGCCCATCTTCGCCAATCGCTTTACCAGCAACTTCCTTGGCTGAATCTTGGGCCTTTAGCTCTTCAAGCCTGATCTTGGCTTGCGCTTTGAGGACTGCTAGCTCGTGGGTCTTATCATCCACAATCAGGACTCAGCCTTCTGTTCCTCAAGCTGGGCTACAGCCTGTGACTTGATCTTCTCAAACAGTGCTGCGATCTGCTTATAAGGAAGATTCCCCAGCGTATCTAGCACTGTATTGACTTCATCAAGGGTGAGTTCAAGCTTGAGCGGGTTCATTCACTTTCCATGAGGTAGTGGCTTCATCCCAGCTATACATCTGACCATCGGTCGGCATAGCCACTGGTGCTTCCCATTGTGCGTTGGCATTCAGAATCCAACTTGCATAAGGCTTTGGTGCCACGAAAGCATCAATGTCAGACCTGTAGGTATAACCAATCCCGGCGTAATTCTTTCTGATATTGCCGTTATACGAAGTCTGCTTCCATGTGCCGCCAAGGATCTTCTCAAGATGCGCTGCGCCAATGTGCTCTTTCTCCACGCCAGCCGCGTCGGAAGTATCCTTGTTGTCAACGACGACAACCTGAGTGACCACGTTGTTTTCGTCAAGCTTTGCAAAATGCGCCATGCTAAACCTCCAATTTCAGTCCGGTTAAATCCATCTCTTCGCCAACCGTTCCCGCAGGGAAGGTATTAAATGACAAGCTAACACGAACATCTTCACCTTCCACCGTCGGCACCATGTGCGTGAGACTTGATGGGAAAAGAATTAGCCGTCCAGTTAGTGCTTCAAACCACCATGACTCACTGTTCCAGCTATTCCACTCGGCGGGAGGGAATTTAATCTGGCTGTAGCCGTCACGGTAGAAAAAGATCTTGTCGTTGGGGTTGGTCTGGATATAAAACACACCAGACACAAACGAATTCGGATGCGCGTGCTTGTGGTGATACTGCCCCGGCTCACTGTAATTCACCCAAGACTGTGTGAGCCTTAGCGTGACATCGTGCTTAGGGTTGGTTGTGGCTTTGAAATACTCAGCTACGCAGTCTTCCATCCAGCCGCGCAGACTCGTCATCAGCTTATCGCGCAGGACAAAGTTGTTCGTGCTTGTGCGGTTGCCCATGTTGGGACGCTGTTCCAACTCCATGAGGAAGAACTTCTCCTCATCAGACAGTGGCCTGCCAAGGTCAAAGAACCCAACGGGCTGGGCAAATAAGCCGTGCAAATTCATCCGAGGGCTTCCTCAAGTTCTTGTTGCCTAATGCCCATTTGCTCCAGTTGCTCTGGCAACCACATGGTTGGGATGCTGTCTTCAAATTCCTTGATTTTTTCCATGACCCAGTAAACCTCTTCAATAGAAGGACAGGGCCGTGGATCATCCCAGCGGGTGAATTGGTTATTACTGATTTCCCACTTTGCGCCGGGACGCAACATTTGCATGGCTGTATCAATACCAAGAAACTTGTATACCTTCATATGACCTCTAGAAGTTGACTTTTAGAATGACGATACCGGAGCCGCCTGCTGCCGCTACTGCTGAACCGCTGTCTCCACTATTTCTGGTCCCGCCGCCGCCGCCGCCAGTATTTGCAGTACCAGCGACAGCACCTGTAGTCCATACGCCAGCACCGCCACCGCCATCGCCGCCAGTAGAATTTGGCTGACCACCGCCGCCTCCACCACCAGCATAAGTTGTGGACGCACCGGCAATAGTAGATGCTGTTCCCGCGCCGCCATTACCTCCGGCGTTACCTGAACCAGTTGCTCCTGCTGCCGAAGCGCCGCCGCCACCGCCTGCCCCTACCGAACCGCTTTGTCCATTTCCACCATTACTACCCTGTGAAGGCGATGTGCTTGGCGTATTCCCTGTACCGCCAGGAACGTAATTTGGCGAAGTGTATAAACAAGACCCACCACCGCCAGACCCTCCGTTTTGGCCTGCGCTAATACCAAATGCACCGCCACCCCCACCACCCGTAGAAACGATACCGGGAGAGGCAAACGGTGATGGGCTTGACCCACCTACAACAGATGAATTGCCGCCATTGCCGCCTGTTGCTGCTGAAGTGCCTACTCCTGAACCTGCTGTACCACCAGCGCCAACAGTGATGGTGTAGCTTGTCCCAGCAGAAACAGCCGCAGATGTTCCAGTTCTAAACCCACCTGCGCCGCCACCTCCCCCAGTTGTACAACCACCACCCCCACCACCAGCGACTACCAAGTAATCCACCGAGGTTGCACCTGTAGGTGCAGTCCAAGAGGTTGTTCCACGGAATACATAAATAGGTAAAGCAGGTGTACGGTATTTGATGATGACGATACCGGAGCCGCCGTTACCGCCCAAAGAACTATTACCGCCGCCACCACCGCCACCGCCTGTGTTTGCTGTGCCAGCAGTTCCGACTGAACTTGCAGCGTTTCCTGCGCCACCGCCGCCAGATCCTCCTGAACCGGCTGTGCTTGATGACCCGTTATACCCTGCGCCACCTCCACCACCAGCATAAGTTACAGAAGATCCGGTTATAGATGAAGCAGTTCCAGCGCCGCCATTTCCGCCTGAAGTTGATCCAGCATTCCCCCCGGTAGCACTAGCGCCGCCACCTCCGCCGCCGTTATACGATGGGTTGCCAGTACCGGTTCCGCCAGAACTTCCTTGAGAAGGCGTTGTTGAAGGCGTATTGCCAGCGCCAGCAGGATTAGTAGTACCGGGTCCGGTTCCGCCGCCACCACCTGAACCCCCTGATGCTCCGGCGTAATAACCACCCCCAGTAAAACCCCCTCCACCACCGCCTCCATTAGAAGTTATAGTAGAAAAAACAGAGTTTGATCCAGATGAAGCAGAAGGAGCCGCAGCGGTTGCCCCCGCCCCAATAGTGACTGTGTATGACGTTCCAGCGGTAACAGCAAATCCTCCACCTGTCCTATAACCACCAGCACCGCCTCCACCTCCTAACCAATAACCTCCTGCGCCACCACCAGCCACAACCAAATACTCAACCGCACTAACACCCGTGGGGCAAGTCCACGTTCCAGATGCTGTGAATATCTCTACAACATAATTACTCCCAGGCCAGTTCTGACCCAAGATCGCAGCCACTATGGGGTTTAATCCCCAGATACCAGTAGCATTTGTCGGTGAAGGAAATTGAGCCATGATCTATGCCTCAAGAAATCGTCGTGTAAGAACAGGTGTAAGTCAGTTTAGATGCCGTGGCGCTTGTAGCCCACAACGTAGAAGCCTCACCCGATACGCTTGTGTCTAG